ATAGCCAGTCGTCCCCATTTTCAGAAATATGGTTTGGAACCAAACGAGATTACATCAATAGACCTCTATAACTCGGACATGCTTGTTGATGCCAACTTATGGACACAAGGCAAGAAACAACAGCGCTCAACCGAGGCTTGGTGGAGTGATATGGAAAAACAGGCAGATGCTGACAATTTAGGTCGTGCTCAATGGCGAGATATGCCAGATAATTATGCCCATAAATTTTTTAGCTCTTGGGGCGTGGAAGATTTGGGCACCTTATGGAATACAAAACTTGATTTACTTAAAGCAGACTCGGCTTTAGCACTTAAGCCCAAAACAACAAATCGTTATCTTGGAGAAGTTCCTTTAAATCCGAAAGAACCCAAAGGAACCATGGTAGAACTTTTTGAAATAGACGGCGTACCTGTTGTTCGTACTTCTTTAAACGATCAAATATTATTTCCTAATTCAAAAGGCATGAAGCGGCTTGCAAAAGAGGACCATCCAGACCTTACAGAAAAACCACGATTGAGTGAAATGGTAGCTGACGAGAGACTTGATGACAGAATAAATCCAAACACCCGGAGGGCTTTTGAGGAAGACATAGACGACATTCTCAATGAACCTGGAGCATCAGATTCGGTTTATCCCTTACCAGATGACGTATGGTTCGAAAGCATCAAAAAATCCGAGTACAACCTCGGTGGCCCCGTAACCAAGCCCCTTTATGCAGACAAAAGGTATATATAATGACCACTCTCCGTTTAACCGAAGTCTATAAGAAAAAACCGAGCCTTGAACCGTTAATCAATAAAATCAAGGCCGATGAACCGTGGTTAAAGAACCAGGTGAATTTCATCTGGCTGATTGGTAGTTTTGCCAAAGGTACTGCCAGGGAAGATAGTGATGTTGACTTGTTGATGGTCCAATATGAAGACAACCTGGAGCCTTGGAAAAGGGAATTGCGTCATTTTGCAAAATTCTTTCCCGATATTAAATTACAAACGCATCAGCTGTTGAATGAGCGCTGGCAAAGGATCAAGCAAAATAAGTCCCCTTTTTACCAGGGCGTTGTAAACGAGAAAGACCACATTGGGATTGTGCCTAATGGCCAATAAGAAACAGGAAAAGTTAAGTGCCAGGCAAGAGCGTTTTGCTCAGAACGTGGCTTTAGGCATGAACAAGGCCAAAGCGGCGCGGGAAGCGGGATATGCTCCAAAAAACGCAGCCAGGGCAGGTTGTCTCCTTACCAAGAATAAAGATTCAAAAGTTCAGAAACGAATCAATGAATTACAGAAAAAAGGAGCAGATCGGGTGTTACTGACTTTATCCAGGCACCTGCTTAATTTAATGGAAATCCGGGACAGAGCCTTTGAAAAGGGTTCTTTTTCCGCCGCTGTAGCCGCTGAAATTGCTCGTGGCAAAGCAGCAGGATTATATGTAAATAGATCCGAACTAACGATTAATAAGATAGAAAGCATGAGCAAGGAAGAAGTTATTGATCGCCTAAATAATCTTTATCAGGCTACCGGGGGAGCTTTACCCAACAGCAAGATTATAGATTTAAAATTAGAACATGAACCAAAAATTAACGGAAGTACCTGAAGAAACGCTTAAGGAATACTACGAACTCAGTGAACGCTATAAAGAGCTTACTGAGATTGAGCAAGCGCAAACGAGCTTTTTGTCATTTGTCAAAAGCCAATGGCCAAGTTTCATTCAGGGACATCATCATACAATAGTAGCAAAAGCCTTTGATCGCATAGCCGAGGGTTCCTTAAAGCGGTTGATCATCAACATGCCTCCCAGGCATACGAAAAGTGAGTTTGCGAGTTTCTTGCTCCCTGCTTATTTAATCGGACGCAATCCTGCTCTTAAAATTATTCAAGCTACACATACGTCTGACTTGGCGGTTCGCTTTGGGCGTAAGGTCAGAGACTTGATTCAATCGGATGTTTATAAACATATTTTCCCGGAAACGGTATTGAATCCTGATTCAAAGGCAGCAGGAAAATGGGAAACCATGTCGGAGAAAGAGCCTACTGTTCGTGGGGAGTATTATGCTGTTGGTACGGGTGGCGCTATTGCTGGACGGGGAGCTGATCTTTTTATCATTGATGATCCCCATTCCGAGCAAGATGCCATGTCCAAAATAGCTTTGGCTGATGCTTACGAGTGGTACACTTCTGGACCACGGCAACGACTGCAACCAGGAGGTTCAATCGTCATAGTCATGACCCGGTGGTCGATGAAGGATTTGACCGGGCGTTTGATCAAGGACATGTCCCGCAGCGAACAGAACGATCAATGGGAGTTGATTGAATTACCGGCGATTATGCCCAGTGGCGATGCCGTATGGCCTGAGTACTGGAAAATTGAGGAATTGGAAGGTATCAAGGCAGCTTTGGGTAATGGACCAAAATGGTTTGCCCAGTATATGCAGAACCCTACTGCCGAAGAAGGGGCATTGATCAAGCGGGAATGGTGGAAGGAATGGCCTGAGGAGAAGCCCCCTGAATGTGAATACATTATCCAGAGTTATGATACCGCGTTCCTACGCACTGAAACTGCCGACTATTCTGCGATCACTACTTGGGGTGTTTTTTGTCCTTATGGCAGGATCGGAGAGGAAATGTATACCGGTGAAACCGCACATTTGATTTTATTGGATTCGGTCAAGGCGCGGCTGGAATTTCCAGAGTTAAAAGCCAAAGCCTTGAAGTTATATGAGTATTGGGAACCCGACACCGTTATTATTGAGTCCAAGGGAAGCGGTACTCCTTTAACCCAGGAATTACGGAAAATCGGCATACCCGTGCAGAATTTTACTCCCAGCAAGGGCTCTGACAAAGTAGCAAGGGTCAATGCCTGTACGCCTTTGTTTGAGTCTGGAATGGTCTGGAAGCCTGATGAATTTTGGGCAACAGAAGTGGTTGAAGAATGCGCGGCTTTTCCTAACGGGGATCATGACGACTTGGTGGACTCCATGTCACAGGCAGTTTTGCGTTTTCGCCAGGGTGGTTTTGTACATTTGGCGACTGATTATGAGGATTCGTTTGAGGGCCATCGCCACAAGGAAATGATTTATTACTAATGCTGCCAATACTGACAATTGGTATGGCTACCTATGATGATTATGAAGGCGTGTTTTTTACGATTCAAGCATTAAGGATGTATCACCCGGAAGTAATGGACCAGGTTGAAATATTGGTTATTGATAACAATCCAGAAGGTGAAGAAGGAAAAGAAGTAAAAAGGTTCATTGAGGGTTATGAAGCGGATTCAGGTTTATTTACACAAGGAAATGTTCCAAACGGAAGGTATATCCCCTTTACTGAATATCAAAGCTCTTTTGTTAAAGGGCAAGTATTTGAACAGGCAAAAGGCGACTTTGTTCTTTGTATTGATTCCCATGTGTTTTTGGTTCCTGGTTCTTTGAAAAAACTTATTGATTATTATTCTATGTTTCCTGACACTAAAGATCTTATTCAAGGTCCTCTGATACACGATAATTTGTGCAATTTTTTTACTCATCTTGAGCCTAAATGGAATGATATGATGTTTGGAAACTGGGAGTTCGCCGAAGAACTTTTTAATGCTGGCAATCCTTTTGAAATACCGATGCAAGGCTGTGGTTTGTTTTCCTGTAAAAAAGAGCATTGGGTTGGGTTCAATCCTAAGTTCAGAGGCTTTGGTGGAGAGGAATGGTATTTGCAGGAAAAATTCAGGAAGCAGGGGGGTCGGGTCTTGTGTCTGCCGTTTTTACAATGGATGCATAGATTTAATAGAGTGGTAAATAAACCTGAATATTCTTTGGATATGTATGCCCGTATCAGGAATTTTATTATTGGCTGGACAGAGCTTTATGGAGATACGCAACATGAAGGAGTACAGTCCATAATAGAAAACTATGTAAAATTAGGTTATTCTGAAGAAAAGATAAAAGAACTTCTTGAAGGTTTTCCAGATAATTATTTATTTTGAAGAAATAGAAAATATGATAGAGTAATGCCTCATGGCTATTGATAAACAAATACAACCTGTAAGAAGCCCTGTTCCTATAGAAACACCAATGGAAATTGAATTAGAACTTCCTGGGGAAGAAACGGGAGAAATATTAGATTTTCAACAGCCGCCACAATTCAATGAAAATTTGGCGGATTTTTTGGAAGAGGATGTTCTTCAATCATTAGGCTCTGAATTAGTAAATCTTTATGAAGAAGATAAAGAATCACGCAAGGATTGGTATGATGCTTTTAGCAAGGGTTTAGATCTATTAGGCATTAAACAGGAAGAACGAACGCAGCCGTTTCAGGGAGCAAGTGGCGTTAATCATCCCCTTTTAGCAGAAGCAGTAACCCAGTTTCAGGCTCAAGCCTACAAGGAACTTTTACCAGCAGGCGGCCCAGTTCAGGTTCAGGTGGTAGGGACGCATAACCCAGAAATTGTAGCCCAATCAACCAGGGTCAAGGAGTTCATGAACTATCAGATTAGTCATGTAATGGAAGAATATGATCCTGAGATGGATTCGCTATTGTTTTATTTACCGCTTTCTGGAAGTGCCTTTAAAAAAGTTTATTTTGATACGATGTTAAATCGTGCCGTCAGTGAGTTTGTAAAGGCAGAAGATTTGGTGGTTGGTTATTCCACTACAGATCTTTCAACTTCTCCTCGCGTAACCCATGTCATGACAATGACCAAGAATGATTTATTGAAAATGCAATTAAACGGCACTTATAGTGATGTTGAATTAATGCAGCCTGGGTTAATTACGCCAAATGAAGTTCAGGAAAAAATGGAAAAATTGGAAGGTGTAAATCCAACGTATGCAGAAAACAATGAGCTTTATACTATTTTAGAATTTCATGTTGATCTCAATTTAACGGAAATTGAGGATCATGGTTTTGCTTGTCCTTATATTGTGACTGTTTGTGAAGACATGAATCAAATTTTGGCGATTCGGCGCAATTGGACCGAAGGCGACACACTTTATAAAAAGATTGATTATTTTGTTCAATATAAATTTTTACCAGGACTGGGCTTTTATGGTTTTGGATTGATTCACATGATTGGTGGATTGACTAAGTCTGTTACTTCTATTTTACGACAATTGATTGATGCTGGAACTTTGGCTAATCTTCCAGCAGGGTTCAAGGCTCGTGGTATGCGAATACAAGGAGAAGACGAGCCTTTGCAGCCTGGAGAATTTAGGGATGTTGATGTAGCAGGAGCAACGATCAAGGACTCATTACTGCCTTTACCTTATAAAGAACCTTCTGCCGTGTTGTCTCAGCTTTTAGGTCTTTTGGTAGATTCTGGTAGACGTTTTGCTTCTATTGCGGATATGCAGGTTGGTGATATTGGTAGTCAGCAATTACCTGTAGGCACGACTATAGCAATGTTGGAACGGGGCACAAAAGTCATGTCAGCTATTCATAAGCGTTTACATTTTGCTCAGAAAAAAGAATTTAGGTTATTGACTAAACTTTATGCCACTTACCTACCGCCTGAATATCCCTATATGACAGACCAGGGGCAACAAGTGATTATGGCTCAGGACTTTGATGAGCGTATTGATGTATTACCTGTTAGTGATCCAAATATATTTTCAATGGCTCAACGGGTAATGATCGCACAACAACAATTACAAATGGCACAAGCGGCACCAGATATTCATAATTTACAAGAGGCATATCGCCGAATGTATGAGGCTTTAGAGATAAAAAACCCACAAAGTTTATTCAAACAACAACCCCAAGTTCCTCCTAGAGACCCGATCAGTGAAGAACAGGCAGCAATGATGGGGCAGCCGATCAAGGCTTTTGAATGGCAAGACCATGAGGCTTATATTGCAGCGCATTCTTCTTTTATACAAAACCCTATGGCACAACAAAATGAGATGGTTGTTCAAATGATTAGTGCAAACATACAAGAACACCAATCAATGCTGTATCGCTTGCAAATTGAAGAAGCGATGGGTCAACCATTACCGCCGTTGGAAGAATTACAACAAATGCCTCCAGAACAGAGCCAGCAAATTATGAATCAAATTGCTCAGGCAGCAGCGCAAGCTACAGCAGAAGTCACAGGAAGGGCACAAGCGCTTGCTAAAGCTGAAGAACTGCAACGAATTGATCCAATAATCGAACTGCAAAAAGCAGAAATTAGACAAAAAGCGGTTGCTTCAGAGCAAAAACGAGAAGTTGAGAAAGAAAAAATTGAGTCTCAAGAGGCAATTGCTGAAATGAAGATCGCAGCAGACCGAGAAAAGAATGTCCAGGCTTCAATTTTAGAGGCAGATAGGACTTATGCAGATATTTTAAACACTGTCCGAGAGGCAGACGAGAAAACTAGAACCGAATAGGAGGAAAAATGGCTAAAAAGTCTAAATCTAAGATATATCCTGGACCACAACCTAACCCTGTTAAAGGTATGGGCAAACCAGCTGGAACTGGAGAGATAGTCTCAGTTAAAGGTAAGGCCAAGGGCGGTGGAGCAGCTACAAAAGGACTTAGTTTTATCCAATGGGTTAGAAAAAGTTGATGGATTGGCTAACGGCGACTGAATTTTTATTAAAACAGTCCCGCAAACGACAAGAAGAGCTGAAAAATACGCTTGCAAGTGGGGGTGTGGGTGATTTTAACCAATATCAGCGCTTAACTGGTGAAATTGCGGGGCTAAATTACGTTGAAAACGAAATAATTGGGTTACATAGACGAATGGAGACACCAGATGAAGAGTGAAGCTAAAAGTAAGAAAATACCTCCTTTTGTTGCGAATTTTGGTTCTGAAGAGCCTGAAAAGCCAAAATCAACGAATTTTACTCCAGAGGACCTTAAAACTGGCAGTTTAGCTAAAAAATTGCCTCGCCCTACAGGTTATCGACTACTTATTTTACCTTTTGCTCCTTCGGAAAAGACAAAGGGTGGAATTTATTTGGCAAAACAAACTGTAGAACGCGAGCGTCTGACTACAGTTGTGGGCTATATTGTGGCTCTTGGGCCAGATGCATATAAAGACCCAGTTAAATTTCCTGAAGGACCTTGGTGTCAAAAAGGAGATTGGGTCATTTTCGGACGCTACGCAGGTGCTCGTATTCAAATTGATGGAGGAGACTTGCGCTTATTAAATGACGATGAAATTTTGGCAAAAATAGACGACCCTGAGGATATAATAGGGATTTAATGTTTCATTTTTCTGAATTTCGCGCTAAACTCAAATATTCATGGAGGAAACCATGCCACAACAAGCTGAAAATTTAGAACAAGAAATTGAAATTCCAACTGAAGTAGATTCTTCTCAAGAAGTAGTAGTAGAAGCATCTTCTGTAGAGCATGAGGAAGAAATTGAACAATATAGTGAAAAGGTTCAAAAACGAATCGACAAGCTCACTTATAATCAACGTGAGGCAGAGCGACAAAGGGATGAAGCTCTTCGCGTTGCTCATGCTTTAAAAGATAAAGTTCATCAATTTGAAAATAAAGCCGCAAAAAGCGATGAAGCACTTTTTAAAGAATATAATGGAAGAGTAATAACTGAACTTGAGCAAGCTAAAGATAAATATCGAAAAGCTATT